AGATAATTGTGAACGCAAAAGGAATAATAGAGAGATACGAACAGGTTAGCCGAACAGACACAAAGGCTAAACCTAAGACATTCACACCTGACAAAATACTACATTTAACAAACGACAGAGTAGCTGACGAGATTCATGGAACCAGCCTCGCTGATATAGTTAAGTGGGTAGTGACAGCAAGAAGAGAAGCCATGCAAGACTGGAAGAGAATCTCACATCGTTCGACAATTAGAGTTATGTATATTGATTCTTCTAACACAACTAAGTTAAGTCAAGTAAAGAGTGAATATGCAACAGCTATCAAGAACGGAGAACTACTTATAATCCCAGCTAAGAGAGGAGAGGCAGAGTTCGAGGATTTACAACTTCCACCAGTTCAGGCTTTCCTAAGTTGGATTCAATACCTAGAAGGTGTATTCTATCAGGTTGTTGGAGTCCCGAGAGTTATTGCAACATCAGAGAACTTCACAGAATCAGGTGGAAAGATAGGTTTTTTAACATTCGAACCAGTATATACTAAGGAGCAGATGCTCTTAGAAGGCGACCTTTGGAGTCAGGCTGGAATAAAAGTCAAGTTCAATAGACCACCGAGTTTAGGAGGAGACCTTGCAAGAGATGAGGAAAAAGACCCACAAGCAATCCAACCAAATGATACACAAGCGGGAGTGGGAGCATGAAACAAAAAATAGATTGGAAAATTGTTTGTGTGGGGTTAATATGCCTAACGGTATTAGAATGCTTTGCACTCTATATGGGGATAAACGGGACAGTTCTCAAAAGTGTTTTAATAGTTATTGCCCTCGCTATAGGAGTCGTTATACCCAATCCACTAAAAATAAAATAAAATGGCAAAAAATAAACAACCCTTAAGAACATATTCAAGACCTACTGGAACTCCTTTTTCAGAAGCAACAGAAACGACTAATCTCTCAGAACAAGAGAAAAGAGAAGTTAGTCAAGCCAGTTCATTTAGAGGGTTACAGATTAGAGCACAAGGAGGACCGGAAGCAATTAGGCAAAGAGAAGAGATAATCAATTCAGTTTTAAATCCAACACCAGACACACTGGAACCAACTATTCCACTTAAAGAACAACCACCTGAACAACCTATTGAACAACCACAGGAAGAACTACAGCCAGAAGTTCCACTGGAAACGGAGGAGGGTCAACCAGAAGAACAACAGATGTTTAGTGGGGGAGTAACTCCAATAACAGCAGATGATATATTTGATGTAGCGACTTTAGGAGTAGGGGGAATAGGAATCAAAGGCGGAGTTAAAGTAGGAAAAGGTCTTGCTCTACCAATAGCAAAGAAAACAAAAGCGATCGCCTTAGCAAAGAAAGCTATATCTAAGGTTTCAAAATCAAACATACAAAACGTTCTAAAGACCGCTAAGAAATTAACAACTTTAAAGAGCTTGATTGTTGGTGGAGCAGTAGTAACCTTATTCGAGAGTAAACTATCCTCAGTAGATAGTGCTTTAAGTCAGGTAAGAGAGAGTTTAGATGCTCCAGTTCAGAATGTAAAAAATGGAGTTTGGACCGTAGAAGAGGGAATTGAGGAGCTTGACAACTTAGAAGAAGCTATTGATGATTATGAGAAGTCAGCTATGTTTGCTGGAAAGTTCAGTTTGAAAGCGAGGTTCTTCGGTAGGCTTTTACCTATACAACAAAGAATCAAGAAACTTAGAATCATAGCAGATGGAAAAAGAAGAGACATTTTACTTAATGCTTTACAACCTATTCCTGAGGACCAGCAACAACTCGCGGAAATATTAGACGATTTGAAAGGAGGTAATTAAGAATGGATGAACAAGAAACAACTAAGACGGAAGGAGCAGAGAAGCCAGCTGAAGACAAAGAAGAGGGGAGCAAGCCTAAAACAGATAGCGTGCTTGAGCGAGCGGACTCTCTTGCAAAAAGGGTGGAAGAGGCTAATAAGAAAACTGAAGAACTACTCAATAGACAGGAAGAGCTAATGGCTAAGAACTTATTAGCTGGGACTGCTGATGCAGGGACTTCACAGAAGATTGACGAGACACCTGAAGAATATAAGAACAGAATCCTTCACGGATAATGGACAAGAAACTCATTTTTATTGCGATTGTTATATTTGTAATCGGTTATATTGTAGGATTTGCTATGGGTTATAAGAAGGCAGTTTTAGATTTATGGCACATGGCTCAGAACATAGGAGTCTTTAGTTATAACATAACAGATGGCGAGTTTATGCGAGGGTTCTATCAATATTCTGGAAGATTCTAATGCACTTATACGTAATGACGAGAGGGATTAAACACGCCCAAGACCTATTCATAACACAGCTACAAGGTCAGTATCTCCCCGCTAAGTGGATTGATAAGGATGGCAAAGTTCAGAAGACTATGATGCAGTTTGCAGTTAGACCTATCCAATTATTTGAAATGGTATATCCTAAGGAGTATCATAATGAAGTATGCACGACTTTCTTTGGACCTGACAAGACTATGAATATGCACAAGAAACACAATCTTCCTATTGCTATGATAAGGAAAGGATTAGGAGTTAACAAAGTGGACTACACCCCTTCGGCAACTAAACTGCCAGCGTCGAGAGAACACATAGAGATAGTAGGAATAGGACAGAAGGACGACGACCCTCTCACATTTAAAGGAGAAATAGTAAAAGATGAAGATGGAAACGAAGTTGAAGGGATTTAAATTCCTATTGGCTAAGGCCTATTTCGATAAGGGATGGGGGTTCCTTAGTCAAGCAAAATACTTCCTATTGTTAGGTGGAGTGTCAGAAGCAATAATATCAAGTTCAGTTAAACTCACAATGTTAGCCGGTATTGTGTATTGTGTCTTCTGCTATTACTTAGGGAAGATGTTCTATAACTACAAATGGATAGAGACGGAGAACGAAATCAATAACATATTCAACCCTTTTCAGAGGGAAGTAAGAGAGAAACTAAATGGAAAAAATAGAAGAACTAAAGGCTGAGATAGCAGAAAACCCAGAAGAAGCGTTTTGGATTAGTATGAAAAAGAAGTGCGAGCAATCGATAGAACAATGCGACCACGAGAAAGAAATACAAAACCACATCTTAGAGCTGTCAAAGACTCACATAAAAGAGTAGAGAAACATTTAAATAGGATTAATTGCTAAAGGTAGCATGGCAAACGAGGCGACTTTAGTTTTCGAGACAGCACCACCTATCCCTTTCACTGTTGGGAATGTAACAGGAATAGAAAAAGGAACTATTTTAGGGTTAGTAGATAGATTTACTGCTTCTGGTTCTCGAACTTATGATATGCCAGTAGCCGGAATAGCTGTTTCTGAGAAGATAGCAAGCGATGGTAACACTTCTTTGGGATGTTTTAGACAAGGTATATTTAGAGGAACTGCTTCAGGAACTATCGTGATTGGGAAAGGAGTTGTTTTATGCCCTGATGGTAATTTAGGACCAGTTGTAGTTAACGATGAACAAATGGTAGGAATTGCTTTAGAATCAGCGTCAACAACAGAGACATTTTTATTTGAATTAAAACCAACAACAATGGAGTTAGCTTAAAATGAGTGAAGAAGAAGAAAAAAAACAAGAAGAAGAAGTAGAGGAAGATACTGAATAATGACTGATAGCAGTGGACAAGCATTAATTCGTGGAATAGACATAGACAAGTTAGCGAAGGGTTTCGCTGATGAGTTAAACGTTATGAAGAAATTCGTTACTAATTCTAAAACAAGTGCCAGAGAGATTAGATGGTATCAAAAGACTTCAGGATTCTTAGACACAACTGACACTACTGGATTAACTGGTTCGAGAATAAGGATAAGTGAACTATCACAGCCAGAAGTAATCGAGCAATCATGGACTCGTCAAACATCTTATGTTAAGAAGTTCTTTGTAGAGTCACCAACAATCTCAAGCGAAGATATAAGAGATAGTGATATTGATATTTTGGCAACAAATGTTAGAGATATTGTAAGAGCAGTTGCAAGACAAGTGGACCAAAGGATTATACAGATTCTAACTAACGCAGCAGAATCTACACCAACTACTCCTTTAACTGATACTTCAACTTATGGAGCAGTTCAGACAGCAGCTTCCGTAGATGAATGGGACCAAACAGCAACAGCTAAACCAATCACAGATATTATGAATGCTAAGCAAAAGATTAGAGCAGAAGGCTATGACCCTGAGGGCTGTATGATGGGAATGAACTCAATCGAGCATAAACTATTACTAACACATTTAATTGAAACTAAAGGTTCAAGTATTCCAAACTGGTCAAGCGAGAAGATGAGCAGTGGAGTAGTAATGTCTCTCTTAGGAACTAATATAGTAGTAAGTGAGAACTTTACAACTGATTGGGTAACTCTTTGGGTGCCAAGTAGAGCAGCAACATGGAAATCTTTCATGCCGATAACTTCTGTTGTAATGGACGAGCCAGGAATAGGTAAAAAGATTAGATGTTGGGAAGAAGGAGAGCTTTTATTGACTGACAGAAATGCAGTATTTGTAATTTCAAATACGGGGTTAGCTTAAAATGAGTTTAGTTAATCGTAAAATTCTATATGATAAATTGATAGCCGAAGGCAAGCTCAAAGAAGCACAAGAGACTATCCAGAATCATCCCGAGATGGCAGTTGTTAAGGAAGTGCCTAAGAAGGAGAAGAAGAATGGCACACAATGAAGCTCCAACTCCGAGACTAAATGTTAAACAGTTAGTTCTTAATCCTGAAAACCTTACAGCAGAGACAGCATCGGGTTCTATTGTTGCAAGTGGTGGTAAACTATACTTCCATACTGGCGCTGAGTGGCAAATTGTAACATCAGCATAAGATTTATTAAGTCTATTTCTATATTATTTTATGGCAAATACTAACAAAGAGAAAGAGCTACAAACAGATTGGCCAGTCAGAGACACTGAACCGTATAACCTTGTAGCGGAGGAAGCCAACCTTGTGCCTGTGAGGAAAAGGGTGGGTTTAGATGGGCGGTAGAGGTTCAGGCAGACCAACAAGAGAACAGTCTATAATTAAGAGTCAGACTCAACAGTTCACACCAATAGCAAAGGAGCAAGGGAATGAGCTATTTCTTCCAAATCATTCTGGAGACCACTCAGCAGGAATTGTTAATTCTACACCAACCAAAGACACAAACTTAGTTAATAAAAAATATGTTGATGATGAGATAGCTGGAGTTGTAGTAACTGAAAGCGACCCAATATTTACAGCATGGGACAAAGACCACGCAGATTTAAGTAATGTTACAGCAGACCAACATCATGCAAAAACCGTAAGTGGAGACATCGACCACGACTCTACTTTAAACGTTCATCAAGATGTTCAAACAACTGCTTCTCCTACTTTTGTAAAAATTTCAGCTGATAACATAGGAGAGGGGACAGCAGGAGATATTACATTTGATAATGATTGTGTTTTCACAAACAGAACAGGACACGATACTTTTTTAGATTATGTTGCTGATGAACATATTGACTGGACAAATGCGACAGATAATTTCTCAACAACTGGAACAATACATTCAGATGGAAATATTACAACTTCTGGCTCAGTTGATGGAATTGATATAGCAGGAATGAGT